GTGTGGGCGCTGGTGCGGGCGAAGGTGTAGGCTGTGGAATAACTGCTGAATAGTCTATCCAAGGCAGTTTGCCGTGTTTAGTCCACTTTCTGCTGTTGTAGCCTTTCTTTGTTCCAATGTTGCTTACTGCGGTTTTCTGTACGCCGTCAGCCCAAGATGGTGTGCTTTCAATCGCAAATCCATTACCAATATAAATTCCGGCGTGCCCATCCTTCCAGAGCATCTCTCCGGGAACAATATTGCTAAAATTATCTGAAACATCTTTGCAGACTGTTATCATTTTGTTTTCGCTATAGTCAGGCACTCTTTCAGTGCCATAACTTAACTGTGTAGGAAACTGTCCTTTGCTGTAAGCATCTCGTTCATCGTTTACAACAGTACCGCCATAATTTGAATTGAGTTTAGCACTCCATCCGCCCATACAGCCTTTTAACAAGTTCACGCAGTCAAAACCAAAAGTATCGTCCGAAGCGCTCATAATAAGGTTTGCCCTGCCTTTATTATAACTATTGTTATTACTGTACCTTGTACGGTTATTTCCGTACCCCATAGGGGCACCGAAGCACCCCTTGATGTACAATGTCTTGCTGTTAAAAGCCAACTCTGCTTTCTGCAAAAATTCATTTACTTTCATAAGCATTCTTCTCCATATTTTCGTGCTGCGCGATTATCCTCAATAATTCATTGATGCGCTTGCTTTGATTCAGCAGCCTGTTTAACAGGCTTTCGTTGTACGCCATTATTTGCAGATATTCGTGCCGCCAGTCAATCTCATTCGGCTTCACCGATGATATCATTGTACTCCTCCTCGGTCAGCCTTCCAATCTCATACAGATGGTCGATCTGTGCTTTGCTCCAGAGACCTTCGTCATAGTATTTCTTTGCCATTTTATAAACTGTTGCGCTCATTTTCAGCCCTCCTCTACTTCTTCGGCTACTTCGGGAGGAAGTAACTCGGGATGGTCGCATACTGCGATATAGTCCATGAATGCCTTGTAATCTTCGGCCATTGCGTTGGCATTTTCAATGTCCTTCTCCTGCCCGATGTCCATTTTGCTCTTTTTGATGATGATCTGATTGCTCATTTCTTATCCTTTCCACAGGCTATTGTAGTACCTGTTTAGATTGTAGATTAACTTTCGGCTATTGCCGAATCGGATTGTAGCCTTGTATGCCCGGAAATGCGCATCCACATCATGCTTTGAAAGACTGATTGCCTTTTTCTTCTTCATGATCGGCTTTCCTGTCATGGCATGAGCCACCATCCGCTTCAGTTTCTTCCGCTCGTGTTTGATTTTCCGTGGGTCTGCGTGAATGATAACTTTTCCGCTTTCTGTTAGCCTGTATTTGAATCCGAGAAAAATTATCGGATTCGCAATGGGCTGTATCTCTGTCTTGATCGGGTTTATTGTCATGCTCTGCTTGGCGAGTATCTTCTTTATTTCCCGAAGGCAATAATTGAGATATTCTTCGTTTGGATGCATCAAAACAAAATCATCCATGTAGCGGATATAGTATTTAATTCTCAGTTGCTCTTTGATGAAATGATCTAAATCGTCAAGAGCTGCAATCCCCACATTTTGGATTGTCTGGTCGCCGGGGCTGAATCCTATTTCTCCGGGATGATACCCGAGAGCCTGTTCAGCCATTGGATATGTTTCTTTCGTCATCCGCTTGCGGAATACACTTTTCGCATATTCCCGGTTCATGTTCGGGTAGTAGCCGTGTATGTCGACCTGCAAACGGTAGCCCTGACATCCGTGATGCCTGTAATATGCTTTCAGAAACTCTCTCAGCCGTTTTCTTGCCGGGTCTGTTCCTTTGCCTTTCTGACATGCGAAATTGTCAGGGATGAGGGATTTTGTAATCTGCGGATATATAGCGATGTCATTCAGCGCTCGGAGATAGACTCTATCTCTGATATGCACAGACATGATCGTTCTTGGTTTTGGCTCTGTTATTTTGAAATAACGGGGTTTTCTCGGAGCGTATGTTCCGTCACGAAGCATCTGGGATAATTCGTCAATCTCTGAAATATAATGATGCACGAAATATCCAACGGACGGCTTCCATCGCACTCCGCTGATTGCCTGTTTCATTTTCCAATAAATCACATCTTCATCGTATATATCCTCTTTTTGGATTGTTGGGGTTGTGGCTATGGCGCTGTTAGCATTCATCCCTTGGGATGTCTGCGTCACCATAGTATTGTTTAGACTTTCGTCAGGGATTTCGGTTCCTTGCATTTTTTCATCAAAACATCCTTTCACTATGTGATAGTTTTTATTGTTTTTTCAAACACAATCGGGGGCGCAATAATTGCCGTTGTTCGCGTTGTTGTTGTTGACATTGCCGGACGAGTTCACATTCCAGACATTGTTCGCGTTGCTCAAATTAGCGGAACGGCGGAAGACATTCTGCGCAGTTATCAACCTACATCCCAATTTTGCCATTTTGCATTATAATTTTTTATGTCGGATTCCATCCACGCTTTTATCATTACTTCCAGACGCTCAATGTATTTGTTCCAAAAAATGACTTTTCTCATTCTCAAATGAAAAACACCTTTTGAAATCATAATATCGCTTGTTAGCGCTTTGCATGTTTTGAGCGCTTCCTTTTGTAGTTTGTATCGCTCTCTTGCATCTTCCGGGGTTGCGGCCTTTATCTCGTTTGCCACTCGTATGTTTTGATAGATGAATGTGGCTTCACTCGTCAGCCTGCTTATAAGCCGGTAATGTATAGGGGTGAATATCTTCGGGTTGGATGTAATATTGTATGTATGCGTGGCGAGAGCAAGAGCAACATCCGCCGTTTCAAATCGGCTTGACTCTCTTTCATTCTTTCGTACCATTGGAATCCTTTCTTTTTATTCCCGGCGGTCAGGTGTGCCGCCGGGATTGATGGTTGATTACAGGCCGATTCTGCAAGCGGGGGCGCAATAATGGCCGTGGTACGCGCCGCTGTTGTAGACATAGCCGGACGAGTTCACACTCCAGACATTGTACGCGCTGCTCAAATCAGCGGAACGGCGGAAGACATACTGCGCAGTGTTGTTGTCAAGCCTGCGTTTAATTAGTCTTGTGTAGGTCTGTGACCTTGCAACGGGTGATGTTGCGCCGAGCAGTCTCTTGTAGTATTCCCAATATGCGCCCTCACTTCCGACTGATGATGAAAGCTGAGGCTGAACATACATCTGTTCAAGAGATGAAAGGAACACTCTGTCGTATGTCTCATCTACTCCACCACCATCTGTAACGGTATTTCTGCCTGTTACAATCTTTGTTGCTTTCATGCGGTTGATAATCGCAGGGTCATATCCGTGAAGGAATCCGTCTTTGGTGGTTGCGTATGCAGGCATAACATCCCATTTCTCTTGTGATGTCCACCATGAGCCTGCGACTGCGGTGCTGTTGAGCCACTGACGGAGTGCTGATGTCTTCCATCTGTTATGTCCGTAGTTGATTCGTGAGAAATGGTTGAGGTCGCCGCTGCCGTCCGTCGTTCCGAGTGATGTGCCTCCGTCTCCCTCTGTGACTGTAAGGGTTGCCACAACCTCGCTTGAACTACCGCTTGCATAGACTTTTAACGCTCCGGCTGCGAAAATAGATGCGGTTGCCGCATTGGTCTTGCGAATCTGGTATCCGGCAGGGATTGCATCGGCGATTGTGAACTGGCATTTCTTGCCGTTATCTCCCGAATCTGCGCTTGCATTCGCAACAAGGAAATGATATGTACCTGCTGCGAGTGTGGTTGCGGATTCAAAAAGCGCCTGCGGAGGGCTGAACGGCGTTCCGAAGGGAATGAGTTTATCCCACTCAAAATCTGCAACCGGGATGCTTTCGCCATCCTCTAACTGCGCATTCTCAATATGGCAGAGATTCCATTCGGGAGCATAGTTCGTTTCGCCGTCTTTCCATGCGAATGAAACCTTGTCGCCATAGTCCATAACTTCGAGAAGCTCGCCTGCATGGATTAATTCTGCAAGGGCATCAATGTCGGATGTCAGCGTTGCCCTTTTGTCCGATGCGAGCAGGTCGATTGCTGCGTTCTGATGCGAGATCAGATGGTTTAATGCCTCAAACTTGGCATTCAATGAATCCAACTGGGTATTGATTACTGGTATTTTAGCCATTGTTTATCCTCCTGTTTAATTATCTGTATTTACATAAAACAATCCATCTTCATCAATTAGGATTGTATTATTTACTTTGGTTTGAAGGTCGGAATCAAGTTTATCATTTGTTATAGCATTGTTGGCTACCTTGGCTGTCGTAACAGCTGAATCGTTTATCTTTGCGGTTGTAACGGCACTATCATTGATTTTAGCAGTCTTTACAGCGGAGTTAGCAATCTTGTCTTCGGTTACAGCACTGTCATTGATTTTCCCTGTCGTTACCGCACTGTCGTTTATTTTAGCCGTGGTAACGGAGCCATTGACAATGTTTGCTGTCATAACCGCATCGCTATCAAGTTTATCATGGGTTACAGCGCCGTTAGCAATCTTATTTGTGCTAATTGCATTATTAGCAACCTTCGCTTCGGTAACAGCATTAGAAGCCAACTGACTTTCACCTACCGCAAAGGGAGACATCTTTGCAGATGTTACCGCACCTGCTCCGAGTTTGTCGGTATTTACCGCACCGTCAGCAATCTTTGCTGTTGTAACTGCGCCATTATTGATTTTGCTTTCTGTTACTGCACTGTCAACGATATGCGTATCATGAACTGAGTTAGCAGCTATTCTTGATGCACTTACAGCATTTACAGCTAACTTATCGTTTGTTACCGCACCATCTTCAATCTTTGCCGTAGGTATAGTGAGATTGTCAATCGCATCACTTACCGCATTGTCGGCATAGTTCTTTGTGGCTAACTGTGTGGCATCGTATTTCTTGGTGTCCTGATTTGCGTTATCCACTGCAATAAAATCACCACTGCCAATTGCAGATGTTTCGGAAAACTCTACAATTCTTTTTCCTGCTACTGTATCGGCCATTAGTCGTTTCCTCCTTCAACATTGTCATTGTTTGTATTGTTTTCTTGTTCTTTTTTATCTTCACTGGCTGCCTTTTCCACCTTTAACTTTGCCGATTCTATTATCGGACGAAGGAAAGGCGGTAATTCTATTCCGGCACCAGAAATGTTCTCTAAAATGCTTATCAGTTCGTTACAGCATAGCCATATCGCCACGATGCAGGCAAATATGCTCTTGAATGGCATCTGAAAATGTAGGTTCTCTGTGGCATATAAAAGCATCATGTCAACGATTATCCCGACTACTACCAAAAGCCACATCATTATTTTTTTGATTATGCCTTTCAGCGATTTATCGGAAGTGAACTTTACGCCTTGGTATTTACAGCACATAAACGCCGTTATATAGTCTGCAAGATTAGCGGCTAATAAAAGCATTGCCGGTACTGCAAGAGCGCCTAAAAGGCTTGTAAATGCGGCTGTAAACGCAACCACTACTTTCTTTATTGTGTCCATCGGTCTGCACCTCCTGTCTGTTTCAAGTAGAACTATGGTAGAATAGCGTGGTGTAAATCGTTCCTGTTGCTTGTGATGTGGAGGAATTTACCACACTTATTATAACTTGTGTATTGCTATTAGCGGTAAGCACTGAAATAGTACCTGTGCGAAGATTACTATTAGCACAGGTTACTTGCACATAAGGATCATCGCCTATCTGTGCAGTCGGTACTGTAAGCGAGAATGCTGTTCCTGACTGTGCATTGACTGTCAGTGAACGCTTATTGTGATATATGTTGGTAAACTCTTTGCAAGCAATTTCGTCTATATCTGCACCATAAGCGTATACAGTTTTCCATTTCTTGTTTGACAAGCCCAAGTCAAGGTCATAGTCTGTTGCTGGCCTAAAATTGCCTGTTTCCCAAACTGTACCCGAATTAGGACTATCATCAAAACTTGCCTGCAATGTCGTTCCATCGCCGTAAATGTTAGGTAAAGCAGCCTGAAAACAAGCAGCTTCGTTTGATGCAGTCTTGTCATAAAACAGAACTTTTTCAGGGTACAATGAGCCTTCATAATTAGCGTCAGACAACTCACAATACTCCGAACCATAGTAGCCGCTTTTAGCACCATTAAAGCCCGAAGCACTAAACGCCGTTGAACTCATTGATGTGGAAAATAAGCCATCTGTTGCATCGTTGTAAGTAAGACTGATAACATCTATTGTGCCTGAATTAGTTTCAATATTTACAGAGCCACCGGTGATGTGGAAATTAGTCGCCGTCAAGTTCTGTGCGAACAAGTCAACAACATTTATCTTCTCATGTGTAACAGAATTATCTGCAAGTTTCTGTCCGTCTACATCGTCTGTGCCTGGAACATAGACATTGTCTACTCTCAGGTTGTTTCTCTGTTCGGTTTTATTGTACTTATTTGTATTGCGCCTTTTATATGCTGCCATATCCCCTTTTGCAGCGATCATTGTGCTTTGATTGAATGTATATGTTATATCTGTTATACAGGTTTTTACGGATACATTGTTTCTGTCCTTGAACTTTATGCAGTCCATAGGATATAAGTGCGGTAAAGGTACTGTCTGTGCTTCAAAGGGAAGATATGTATAACTCTTTAATGAATCAAATATGTTTGCGATTGTGGTCTGCTCATCGTGTATAAGCAGCGGATTGCCCTCTATATTTATTGCAATGCCTGTCTGATTATATAGAAAGCCATAATAGTTCATATTTGTTATGGGATTGACACCTTCAACACGTACTATCTTGACAGCGTTCTGTGCTTTCTTGGAATTAAACCTTTCACTCGTGGTAAGCGTTAAAGCGGATGTGCTTGAATACTTTTTTATAATCATTGTGTCGTCATAATCCATATAAGCATTACAACCCATTATTTCGCACAACCACTTAAAATACTGCCGGTATGTGTACTGTTCGTTTGCATACTGTCCGCTTGGGATATCATTTATTACAAAACTTGTGTTTACTGCATCTGCATAACTCTTAATTGTTATTCCACAAGCATTAGCAATGTACTGCATAAGAACGCTTACACTTGTAGGAAGGGAAACATTCGTAAAATCAGCAACCCTGTCCATTAAAATCAGCCTGTCATAAGCAACAAGATTGATATTTGTGCCATCATAACTAATCTCATCAATTATGAATGTTCCGTATGGTATCGGCCTATCTTCAAAGCCTTCAACGCTTAATTCAACCCTGATTTCGCCATCTTCAAACAGGCTGCTGTCGTACTTTCCGTCAACATTGTTAAAGGTTACATTCAGTTCGGCAGGAATAACCATTCCGATACCGATACCGTCTGTGGTTGATGCGTATCTGTTTATCGTAAGACCGCTGACAATAATATCGTTCTGCGTGATCGTGGGGTATGCTTCACTGCCTACATAGGTCAGTTTACCATCCACCATAGCAGTCATATAAAATGCAATAGAATTATCCTGAACCTTTATCCGTTCATCGCCTTTTTCTATGAAGATTGTTACCTTCTGTGGCTTGCCATCCATAAAGGCTTGTAATACATCAGAATCTATCGGGTACATACTGCTTTACCTCTCTATGATATTGAATGTCAGGTTGCTCCAAGTGCTTAAAAAGTTATTGTACATAGGTGCTGTTCTGCCGCCTACATAGAACGTTTTGGTTTGAAAAGTACCAGCTTTTGCATCAAGATAATTCACAGTCAAATACTCACTATCAAAAGCCTGTAAAATCTCACTCACAATGCTTGTGGGGATATTATTCCAACCAAGGCTTAACTTGACACATCGCCTAATCATTTTCTTGTGCATCACGCCATCTTCCGTTCTTCCGGCATCCGGCTCTGATACATCTTCTTCGCTCCACTGATAAGTGGAAGGAACGGGAATATAAGCCCCGTTTACAGTCCTTATCGGATTTAGTGCATTATATACAGCCATTCCTTTTAATCCTCCTATCCAAGTGATACCATAGCCTGACCTTCACGCTTGTTCATCTTTCCAAACGCTGAAACAAGACTTGCTGTACTAATTACTGTCTTGCCTTCCTTGGCTATCAACTGCCTTAACAGTTCGTTTTGCTCTCTGAGTATCTGATTCTGTTCCGCATTTGCAGTCTCTACACCGGCAGAAATACCGCTAATGATCTGCTCATTGTTTGCTACCGATGTTCTGTTTCCTATCTGGCCTACAAGCTCTGCACCATTCTCCCTTGCAATAAACAAATCACCTGTATCCGGCATACCGCCGCTTGCCATAAGGTATACATACTGCATATTAGGGTTAGTGCCTACTGCCTTACCGCTTGTGGTATCGGACTTTGTTGATGTAACGGTTGTTACATTCGCTGTGATGTCGATGCTCTTTGATGTTAGAGCATCTACTTTCTTCGCCAAAGTATCAACATCACTTGCACCAAACACATTTGCAGTGGCTTTTACTGTCTTGTCAGCCAAAGCAGATAATTTACTCTTGAATGTATCAAACAGTGATACATCCTTTGTTACTGCGGTTGCTGTTACGGTCTTATCTGCGAGGGCAACAAGTTTTTCCTTGAAGGTGTCAAGAAAACTGGTGTTCTTTGTGTCAGCGGTTGCGGTAACAGTTTTGTCTGCAAGTTCAGCGAGTTTTTCTCTGAAAGTATCAAAGAAACTTGTATTTTGGGTTTCTGCTGTGGCAGTAACAGTTTTATCGTTCAGTCTGTCAAGAGCGGCTTGCATTACATCAATCTTTGGTACGCCTACTGTTTCAGCAATAGCAGTTACGCTCTTGTCTGTTACTTTGTTCATTGAATTTGCAAGACTTTCAACAAGCGACTGTCCATTCACACTAACAGCAGTCCTTATATGCTTATCTGCAAGGCTCTTCCAAACTTTGGCAGTTTCTTCAACCTCTTCTTCGCCTTTTACCTTTGTATCAAGAGTTACAAACTTATCTGTAATTCCATCCCAAGTCTTTTTGATATTTTTAAGAGCATCTATCGCACTCTTTGGTGTGGCTTTCTTGCCATTTACTGTGAACTTGATTTCAGCCTTTGTCCATACTGCTTCTGATGCGTCTATCAAGCCATTATTGATAAGTTCCTGCTCCCAATACCGCAGTTCATCTTTCATCTTTTCCTGTTGCATACTCCAAAGAGCCTTTGCTTCTGTTGGTGTTACCTCTGTTGTCATTCCAAGCATATCACCAAGGTTAGTATCGGCTACTCTGTTCATCAGGCCATCTGCGGCATCGCCTAAGCCTAAAACATTGTTGTTATACAGCCAGTTTCCAAGTTTATATCCAAAGTATGATGCGGCTGCTACTCCCATAGCACCGCCTATAATCTTGCCTATTGTATTTCCCGCTGTGGTTGCAGCAGCAGCAACGCCTTCACCGGCAGCGGCATCGGTAACGCCACCCGCTAAAACACTTGAAAGTGTACTTGTAATAAGTCCTGTTACACTCGTTCCTTTGAGTGCGGCTGTTATCTTTAATGCAATAGCGCCACCAACGGCAAGGCCAAGGAAAAAGTTCTTTTCTATCAAGCCTTTAAGGGCATCAAGAGCGGCTTTTATGGCATCAAATAATAACTGAGCAAGACCACTGAGCATTTCTACCCAGTCTATTTCTTCAAGCAGTTCACCTATTCTCTTTCCGATAAGTTCAAAATCTGTGTTCTTAAAGAATGTATGTACTAACTGAATAGCACCAATGATCGTGTCGCTTATGGTCTGTCCGAGTTCTTTGGTATTCATCTCATTAAAGAAGCCTGTTATTCCATCGCCAAGGAACTTGCCGACTGGATCCCAATGCACAGTCTTAATAAATGTGTGCAGTGTACCGACGCCAAAATTGATTGCATTCGCTATGGTGCTGCCAAAGCTGCGGCCTAAACCTTCAACCTCAACGAAACCATTTATCAAAGTTCCGAGTGATTGTGAGAACTGACTGCCCTTTGCATTGATGTCGCTCCAAGGAATATTGTCAAGGCCGGTCTTTATGCCCTCACCAATTGATGCACCTATGCTTGTAAAGTCTGCATTGTTCCAGGCATCAATAACTGCTTCTACCCATTGTGCGGTTTCTGTCTTTACGGTTTCTTCCGTAAACATCTTGGAATAGTCAAGAGCATCACTTACAGCGCCGCCAGAACTGCTTGAATTGTCGTTTAAGGGGTTTAATTCATCAAAGCCAAGGATTGTAGCCTTCCACTTTTTAGCGGCCTTATTCGCATCGTCAGCGGCTTCTGCATACTCCACTGGGTACTTGACTGCCTTTGTCCAAGTATCAGCGCCTGTCAGGCTTGCTATGGTCTCATTTACCACATTAAGCAGTCCAACAAACTTATCTGTAAGAAGGTCTATTGCCGGTGCTAAACTGTTAATTATAGGCGCTGCCATCGCACCTAATGAGTTTTTAGCATACAGAGCATCAGTAGCAAGCAAATCCATAGAAGCGGCAAATTCGCCGTTTATAGCCTTGCTATACTGATACAGATTTTCCATACCCTCTTTGAAGCCTTGACTGATTTCTTTTAATGCAGTACGGATAGCACGATAAAGGGCTACTCGCTTTATTGATGCAAAGAAATTGCCAAGTCGTTTTGTGGTATCAGAAATGCTCTTGCCAACACGCCTAAAAGGCAGCAAAGCAATGTTTAATCCAAGTTTACCTGTACTGCGTGCTAACTTTTCAATGCCAAGTGCGGCTCCGCTGACAGTCTTTGCAAACTCTTTATTACTGTCTGTTACTCTTTCAACCTTCGGCTCTACCGCATCAAGTTCAGCATTCATCTTCTTTAATTCTTCTACCCATGCCGCCTCGCTTATCTTCCCACTCTCTAACTGTGTTGTAAGTTTGCGGATTGTAGCAGAATACTTTGAACCCGATGCGTCTACTCTGTCATACATAGCCTGTATTTCAGAGTTCTTCTGTATCATCTCATCGTACTTTGATACGACTGTTTCTGTTTCAGCTGTAATGCCATTGTCTTTGCCAACACCTGTTATCCTTGGTGCTTTTATATTGCCTACATCAGCAAGTTTCTTATAAGCGTTTGCGAGTTCTTCCACCTTGGAAAAATCAACACCCTTTAAGCAGTCAGCGGCATAGCCAAGGTTGACAACGCTATCGGCAAGTTGTTTGGATATCTTGATTTCACCAATGTGCTTTAATTTCTCAAACGATCTTACAAAATCATCCAATTTAGAGGTTTCATTAAAGCCAAAAGACGCATTGATAACCTTTGACAGTTTCTCAACTTTCACAATCAGTCTTTCAAGGCCTTTTTCAGCCTGTGCGGTACTCGCTGTCGCATTTATCTTTATGCTGTCCACTGTTGCTTCTGACATTTCATTCCACCTCCTTTACTTGACTTTCTTGCCTTCCATATATGCTTTCATAGCAAGCATTTCTTTCTTTTCGTCTAATTCCTTTTTAGCCTTTATTTCCTCTTTGGTTAAGGCATAAGGCTGTGAAGGATAGGGCAGCGGTTTCGTGGGCTTGGTTGAAAATCTGAACATAGGCGAAGCGTCAAGTAAGGCTTCGTAATAGTACATACCTTGCAGCCACATTTCATAATTCCGCTGTTTATTCTTTATCTTTTGTGTTTCACGATAATCACGGACAAGCGAAGCATTGCCATTCCAGTATTCATCGTATGTCATACCCATTGCCATATATTCAGGACACATCTTTTCAAAGTATTCTGAATATGACAAAGGGGCGGATTTTCCGTCCTCCGCCCCTAAAATATCGTCTATATTCTGGCAGTCAGCGTCTACTCGCTCACTGCCCACGTTGCGTTTCCCGAACCTTCCTCCGGGTCATCAGTTATCTCGTCATACATTGCGTTAAGTGGTTCAGTAAACATCCCGATCAGCACGCTTACAAGTTCTTCTTTGTTTTTGAGCGTCTTGTAAATCTCCATGACATCTGCTTTCTTTGCTTTCGGATGATGTGCTATAAACGCGCCTTCAAAGAGTTCCGGCAATGCAAGAACGGCCTTTGCTCCTTTGAGATCGCTTATCTCAAAACCATTGTCAAGCATAATCTTTACAGACTTTCTTGTGTATTCAAGGGTGTACTCTTTTCCTTCTTTTGTTGTGATGTTGATAACTTTCGCCATAATTTTTTTCCCCATTCTTTAATTTATATTTGTTTGTTTACTATGATACAGTTACAAGACAGGTATCATATGCGTTCTCTGAACCCTTGGTTGCTACTGCTGTGATTACACAAACACCTACTGCAACGCCAGTGACAGTTCCGTTAGAAACGGTAGCAACGCCGGTTGCAGAAGATGACCAGGTAACAGTCGCATCGGAAGGATTCTTGGTAGCGGTAAGTGCTACACTGCCGGTTCCTGTAATGGTTACTGAATGCTTGTCAAGTGTTACGGTAACACCGCCAGCAAATCCAACAACGCTTGAAGGAACGATGCAGATTGTCATTTCGTGTACTGCATTTACGTCTGCGCCATTAAGCCATACGGAAAGAGTACCGTCAAAACTGAACTTGCCCCATTCGCCGGTAGGTGTAGCCTTTGCTCCGGGATTGTCAAGACCACCAAGCCATACTGCATAATGCTTCTCAATGTGTTCAAGTTCTTTAAGGTTTGCGTAAACCTCAGGGTCATAGTTGGCAGTAAATACCTTATTGGGGTTATCCTGCAAGCCTTCAATGTAAGTTCTCTGAGGGTCTGACAGGTCTGTGGTTTCAAGCTGTTCAGGCTCGTCTCCCATATCAGGTGTGGTCTTGATAGGACAAACCTGTGTCCAGTTTGAGCCATCATCAGACATCATCAGAAATGATTTATATGTGCTGTGTGCCATTTTAATTTACCTCCTGTAAATTATTCCGTTTTTTGCCACGGTAGCACTGTATCTGCCCATTTTTCGGTATTTAGTGCTATCGTCTTGTGTGAATGGTTCAGCAAGTACCCTTGCAAATCCCCACTCTATGAATACATTGTCTACAATGTCAAAAATTGCTTTCGCTTCGGCTTTCCTTCCGGCTCTTTTGTTGGAATAAACATTCACATCAAAAGCAATCGTAGCGTGGTTCTCATAGCTATTACTATCAATAGTGCTTGTTAGCGTGGAGTTACCAGTTTCTGCAACGCTTACGAAAGGGAACTCTGCCGGGTCAAGGTTTAAGGTTGATTCAATCTTCGCATTTGGGTACTCGGCAATAACCGCATTGTAGACCTCGTTAAAGACCTGATATTCTATGTCAATCACTGCCGAACACCTCCTTTGCTATTGATACTATAATCTCCCTTTGTCTCATCTTTTGGCTTGCATTATACATTGCCATTGCCGGTGGATTTCCGTGTGTAAGAACTACTGTCCTTCCATCCTTAGTTTCCCTTACGATTCGCCCTTCGTTTCCAGGCTCGCCATAGTAAGACCAACTTTTAGTTTCTTTATTCCCGCCTTTTCCTTTGCCGTATGTGCCTCTTTTGACTATCCCCGGAAATTGTGATATATCCAAAGGATAATCCGTAGGCGTGTAATGAATGCCCGTTCCAAACTCTATGAATGCAACGGCATTTCCTTGGGCTTCAAGAACAATAGTGCTTTCATCCTTCCACCTAGGTTCTAATACGACTACATCATTAAATCCGGCGTACAAAGCGTTTCTGAATGTAATGTCTGCAACCTCAAAGCCTTTAAGCGCAAGCCTTTCAAGAAATGTTTTTCTCTTGTCGTCAAGGGTATTGCGTTTCTTTTTCAGTTTTGAAATCAGTTCGTCAATTCCCTTGGCCTGCATCTTAATCATTGATTTTTACCTTGCTGATTGCGTATGATATTGAATTAAGCGACTTGGCTTTTTTCTTAACGATATAGTCATATATCATGCTTCGTTCTTCTTCGTTATTGCCTGCGAACTTAATCGGATATAATCTGCGATTTACCATTCCAAGAAACGGCAAGCCGCTTTCGTTGATTATGTTCTGATGTTCAAACGGGTCAATCCCAAGGCACAATATAGTGTTCTCGTCTATCTCACAATCAATGTCTGCGGTAACGATGATCTTGTCATACTGTTCGGAATTTCCGAACTGTTCAACTACCGACTGCCCCGTAGCCGGGGAAATGTTAGCTGAATACTGTTTCCATTCCGAGTATCTGATATCTCCTTCGCCAGTCCGCAGACCTTCCTCATACAACGGTACCTTGCCCTGATAGAGGGCATACCAGAATGTTGTCTTATTCTTCTTTAACCCTCTCATGGTTTAGTTCTCCTGTCTGTTCGGAACGCCGCAAAGCGGAATAACATCTTTTAGCATGGAATCGGGAACATGTGCGCTTCCATAAGTGCGGTTTATGCCGTTCTCATTGTGCGCTGTTTCCCCCGTTGCACCGCGCTTATCAAGCAGATATGTTGCTATATAGCACTGCAAGTTCTGATGCTTTTCAGGTACTGTTTCCCTACCGCTGCCAAAAGGATATTTCTTCTCAATGATCGCTTCTGCCGCAAGGTCAAGATAAAGGGAAACAATACTTTCGTCTGCTTCGTCTGACAGTATTCTTGTCCGGCTTATCAATTCTTCATTTGTCATTGTTTCCCTCCTCCTTTCCTGCTATCTATCAGCCGTTGTTATTGCCTGATACAAGAGAAATCTTTACAGCCTGTGATTCATCAGTAAGGGCCGCAACATAGTATTTTCTCGAAATAAGGCTGTTCTTTCTTACATTGGCATCAGCCTGACTTCTGTTACCAAGCTGGTAAAGTTCGGTTTGTGTGCCAGTCTTGTTGAACAGTGTTACTGCCTTTCTTGTAGCAATGTAAAGTTCAGTCTCGGGAACGATAAGTGACTGGTAAATGTTGGTGCCTGCTACAGTACCGATATAACCGGTGCGTACAAAAGCTTCAACATATTTCAGATCATCTTTAAGCGACTTACGAAGGGCTGCTACACTTTTCTTGTTTACGAGTGCGAAAGAAGCATCAGCAGCATCAGTAAGGCTTTCAAAGTTTCCAAGAAGTGCCTGTGCATCAACGAAAGCATCAAAATACTTGCCACTTTCATCAGTAATAAGGTTGATTTCCTGTGTAGTCCTTGCGAACTCGCCAAGTACATCCTTCTGCATGGTGTTGAACATATCAGTTCCGGCATGTCTTGCGATTACAAGACCTACATAAGGATCTTTCATCTGCTCTTCGTCATACCAAACACCGATATTCTGTGCAGTCTGGATAGTGTAGGATTCATCGCCATAATCCATTTCAATGAATTTGGTGTTTCCAGCTTTAAGGTTAAGCTTTTCGGTTGCTATGCCGTCATTGCCTGCTGTGGAATCCCATCCCTTTGCAGACGATGAAGGGCTTGCAAGGGTCTTTGTAACCTTTGCGAAATACTTACGAAAAGTATGAACCATACCAGGTGTACCAACAAGATTGTTGTTTATAGTACAAAACTGTGCATGATCGAGATGTGTAGTAAACTGATCTTCGATTTCGTTTGTAAGCACATAATTTTCATACGGCTTGTTGTTCTTTGTAATTGCCATTGTTATTCTCCTCCTAAAATTTCTTTAGCCATCTCGGGATTGTCCTGAACCCATGTGTATCTGTCCTCAACGGACATCTTGTTCAGTTCTTCCTTTGTCAGCTTTTTAGGTGGCTCACCGCCACCGAGTTTAGGCGCACCCTTCATAAGGTCAGCCTTTATTTTCTTCTCATATTCTCCGAGAAACTTTTGCTGATTCTCAAACACCTTTGCAGTATCGCCATCCACAACGGCTTTTGCGGTTTCTTCTGCAAGTGCTTTCTCGTAGCCAAGCCCGATATACTGTGCTGTGTAGGTGGCTATCTGCTTATCCTTCTGCAATTCCTCAACCATTTTTTTCAGAGAATCAAGCTCTGTTTCCTTGGTCTTGGTATCGTTCTCTGCCGCTGACTTTTCCTTCTTGATCTTTGCAAGTTCGGATGCGGTCTTGTCAAACTGGTCTTTCTTCACATAGCCCGAATAATCCGGCTCCGGGATTTCAAACTTTGTAAGTGCATCCAGTTTCTGCTCTGGGGTCATTGCGTCATAACCCTCAATCTTTGATGTGTCGATTGTCATAAAAGTTTCTCCTTTGCGTTTAGTGTTCTCTCACATAAAATGCGTTTTAATGGCTTCTCTGCCGTATGTGTTTTAGGCTCTTCTCTGAGTGTTGTTATATTTATGGCCTTGCGTGCAAGGCTCTATTTGCAGGAGCAGGATTTGAACCCGCGGTCTGCTGAGTATGAATCAGCCGAGATACCTCTTCTCCACCCTGCGTTAATTAAGGCGGTGCAATGGGGAAGTAAAAAAACGATTGACTTAAAAATATCAATAAAGGTTTCCTCCTTTTCTTTTTATTTTTTTGTCCACGTTTGGGGGATGTTACACCGCCTTATTTTCAGTTTTCAAAATACAAAAGGGCTACAAGTACCGTTTTTGGTACTCATAGCCCTTACTTTGGCTTTTACCACCAACTGCTTATGGTGTTTACTTTATTCAATTCTTTTGGTTTCTACTTGAAATATACCAATTCTCTTTGTTCCATCTTTATTCTTCACTAATCGGATTTCAAGCGTAATGCCTTTCAGCAATAATTCTTCAATTTTTTCCCTGACGGCATCTGTTATATATACATTATTGTCCATTTTTACCTCACAGGTGTAAGCCAGCACCGGCATCCGATATGCGGCTTGTCGGGTACTTGGTCTATGTCGTAAATCTTGCCTTCGCGCTCGTAGCAAGTGTGGCATCTTCTGTCGTCTTTCTCTGTGTTCCATTTGACTTTCTTAATGCCTTGGTCTTTGTAGGCTTGCAGAGTGGCCTGATCTGTTACATTATCAGCCCACTGTTTCACCTGCCCAGCCCACAATCTCACAGAGGTATCTATGTCTTTCGTTGATTGTGTCGCTACTATCGCTTCAAAGGTTCTTGCCCTTTTTCGGTCAACCTCATTTACAAAAACATATCTTGTAATGGGGTCATAAGAACGAAGGAACTTGTCTATCCACAGATAATCAATTACATCTTCTTCATTTTTGCCGCCCGCTGTTTTGTAATAATGCCTTGCTATATCCCGGTATCTTGCCCTTGTCTCTTTATAGCAGTCTTCATAACAGGTATCAACCTGTTTTTTGATTGCATTTATCTCATCAAACTTTAATATGCTTTTAAGCCCCTTGAAAGCCTTTATAATGCGTTTATTGAGATAGGCAAGTATTTTATCGGTATACTCGTACATAATGCCTTATGCGCTTTCCTGTGCGGTTATATCGTTATCAGGGCTTTCTTCCACGGCCTTTGCAAGTTCTTCTGCCTGTTTCCGTTCCAGTTCTTCAACATAGGCCTTGCTTTCTTCATATGCGAGGTTCGGGTCTATAAACATTCCACAGTATTCAAAAGCATACAGAGGATGTATCTTTTCGCATCCAAGCATTGTAACAAGTACCTGTGCTTTGGCCTGTATATCTTCATAATTGCGTCTTGTGAAGCGGATGTCCATATTGCTTGTGTACAGATCACCAAGAGCACCGAAGGTCTTTGCAATTCTCACTGCTATGTCAAGGAATTGTCTTTCCGGCTCTTCAAAGTATTTCTCGCTTTCCTGTGCCTTTGCTTCTGCCTGCTGCCATCCGTTCTTGATAATCATAGCGCCATTATTTGAACTGTCGCTTGTGCCGGAATCGCTCTGTAAAGGCACTCCGCAGATTAAAAGTATCTGCTTTGTCATATCGTCTATGAGCGTCTGTGTCTGCGTCTGGTTCAGTTCACTTATGATGTACTTGATATCACCGTCCGGCGGCACCTTGATAGCGCCTTCTTCACGGAGCGTCTTGTAATCATCATCGTTTATGTCAACACCCTTGAACATCATAAGAGCCTGTATAAACTGCTCAATACCGTCCTGTCTGTCAGACTGTGTGAGATTAAGGGCATCAAGCAAAGTGATGACATTCTCAAAGGCACCCATTTTGAGCATATTTGAATTATACTCAATAATCGGGATTTTACCGCAGTAATGATATGCCGGTATTCCTACCAGTTTCATCGCCACACCAAGGTCCTCAATCTTGAATACCATAGTATCTGTGTAGACGGTGTACGACTTGCCATTTTCCTTGGTCTGCACATAGTTCACGGCATATAATGGCCTGTGGCTTGGTTCGGTTGAGTAAACAACAAAGGTGTTCCTCGGGTCAAGCACATAAGTCTTGAACGGTGATGCCTTTTTGGGATTCTTGCGGTCATACTCTGAGTTTGGCTCTATCAGTCTGTATGCCACTCCGCAGGTATAAAACCACGAAGCAAGTTCAAAATCCTTCTTTGACTTGCACTCATAGTTCATAAATCGGTTTACAAGCGCTATGTCGTCATTTGCATCCTCTTGCTCTCTGGTTACATACTGCACCGGCGAACCCATAAGATAGCCAGCCTTGAACGAAACGATATAATCTGCAAGGTTTACCACGATCTTGGCACAGATTTCAGCCCTTGTGTCTTTTACACGGCTGAGAATAGGCTGTTTGCCTTTACGGTAGTTATACAAGTAGTCAATCTCGTTCATGTTCTGTGCGTGTCCTGTAAGAGCGTCTGTCAACTCCTGTATTATGTTGTCCTCGTTGATTATCTGAGCATTAGAAAACAGAGTGGTGCGTCCGAACATCACTCTTGAACGATTAGGAAGGTTGTTATCTGCGGGATTATTAGCCATTGCTTTTTCCTCTTCACCTAACAGTCTCTTACGAAAGGAGACGAGGCCGGTGTATGGAGCCGACCTCGCCGGTCTCACATTATGAAATATCTACCCACAATCTGCTTATAGCACAAATTTCATACTATGTACTACAACATTTTGTGGTTTTTTCAAAAAAAATATCAAAAATTGCATATTTTTCGCCAAAAAGCCCATTTTTCAGCAAGGTCTCTTGAAAATTGAGTATCTCCCTCTCGGGTGTATGACCATATCCGCTGCCTGTGCAAGGGAATCCGGCGCATCATCGTGCTGCTTTTTAAGCCCGGACTTGGCAAGGAACATCTTGAAGGCGAAAACATTTTCCATAAACCTGACATAATCCTTCTGTCGTCTGCCCGCTTCAAGAAAAATCATCATTTCGCGGATGTCAGGTGCTTTGTCAAATATTCTCTGCTGCTTGTTTGCCTGTGTGTTGGACTGTCTTGTGGTAAGAGTTACCCGATAGTCCAGTTTTTTCAGTTCTTCTTCCACGCCTTCTTTGTAGCCAATAGTGGACTTGTCGCCTTCTATCTGGATGAGAGAAACGCTATACTTTTGTGCTTTCTTTGCGATCATCGGCTGTGTTACCTTCTTATCGCCATTATCGTAAATCACATCCACGATATACACATCCTCGCCATACTGAGCGCAGATAGGTGCAGCCACATAGTCTCCACCGCCATACGCCGGGTCAACCGCCATAAACACCCTGTCAGGCTCGCCTTCGGGCAGTTCACCGTTGTAATACCGAAAATCATTAGGCGTGAAAAGCGTTCCTTCACGCTCTATCGGCTCGCCCATATACTGTGCAAGCCAAGAAGCCATATCATTGTTACGCTCAAAGGATGCCCTTCTCTGCTGATAGTACAGCGTATCAAAGCCAACGCCGAAAGGATAATCAAAATTGCTTTCGTCTTTCTCGTTAAGTGCGGGCAGATTGATAACCATATACTTTCTGCTCTTGTATTTCGGGTCATTTTCAAGAAGGTCAAGCCTAACACCGGCAGGGTCTATAACAGACCACCTTGTACCTATCCACAAATATCTTGAATTGCCCTTGCCTCGCGGTATCAGGTTGTTGTCAACCTTGCTCCACTTGCTTATCATTCGTTCCTTGCTCATCGCTTCTTCAATGCCTGATACCAGATCATCACCGATAATGAAGCCGTCTGACGCATCACAGGCACCATTCAAAGTTCCGTCTATGGAGCGGCAGGTCAATGAGTGGTAATGCTTGCGCCGGTTTATGTCAATAGTCAGTTCGGCAGCATCAGTAGACGCAATCTTGTTAGTCGGAAATACCACACCCCAGTTATAAGTGTCCGGGTCAGTAATGATTTCAAGCACCGCATCATAGAAAGCGCCAGTTACAATGCCGGTATACGAACTGTAAAGGTTTGGGCTGTCAGAATTGCGGCCTATAAGCCAGGTAACGAAGAAGGCAATCAAGGACGATTTCCCCACGCGAGGTGGCATTGACAGGAAAAGTTCCTGTAAATCGCCGTCAGCAAGTTTCTGTAAAGCATCCACAACCTGTTTTAAGACTTTTCTTCTTGGTTGGTAAAACCTATCCTTTGGCTCTCTGCCAAGTTCCATAAAGAGCAGGTACGCATCAAGTGAGTACACCGCATCAAACAGCAGTGATTCTTTGTAGAGCAGATAGAGTTCCTGTGGATTGTGTTTCATATAAAGCCCTATGCGCAGCCTTAATTGTTCGCAGACAGCGTGCGCCGCCGTCTCATCGGTTTTTGCTAACTGGTGGCAGTACCCGAAAAGGTCTTTGAAGGGTACAACATCAGACGGGCCATTGTCTATCTTTGCTAAGATCGCATTTGCAAGACTGTAATTTGCCATAATTCCTCCTAAAAAAATAAAAAAAGGACTACACGGCAGATTGCTCTGCTGTATAGTCCTTACGTTGACTTTTTCCCTCAACTACTTATGAGGTCTCAGTATTCAGTTCTCAATCGTATTTATTTAGTCAGTATCGCTTCGTGGTGGTCTTTGAAATAGACATCGCCGTATTTCCAGTTACCGAGGTAGAAGTCTTTATTTTTGATAATGACATTGACGGTGGGAAACGTTATATTGCTGCCGCTGGCATTTTTAATACCCTCCTTCGCAAGTTCGTCAGCAATCTTGCGAAGAGCCATCCCGCTTTCGTGCATTTCAAAAATACGCCTGACAACAGCGGCTTCTTTTTCCTTGACTGCAAGATTGCCATCAACGGCATCATATCCATAAGGTGGCCTTCCACCGGCATAACCGCCCTGTGCGGCTTTGGCATTTCTGCCCATTGTGGTTCGCTGTACGATGTTCTCACGGTCTAACTGGTTGAAGGATGCGAGGATCCCGATCATTGCCCTGCCCCAAGGGGTAGATGTGTCAAGTGCTTCTTTCACGCTGACAAGTGCCACGCCGTTTGCAATGATAATATCCTCAATGATAGTCAGTGTGTCCTTCTGAGAACGAGACAAGCGGTCAAGTTTCAGAATAACGACTGCCTCAACATCTCCCTGCTCAATAGCAGCGATCATTTTCTGCAAGCCCGGTCTCTCCATTGTCTTGCCGGAAATGCCGGGGTCTGAGAATGTTCCGCAGTATTCCATTTCTCTGGATTCAATAGTGGCCTTGCACAGCCTTTCCTGTTCGTCCAGGGAATACCCGTCCATATCCTGTTTCTCTGTGGAAACTCTGGTGTAGATACAAGCCTTCATAATGTGTGTCCTCCTTCGTGGTTTGTATTTGTATAATAACATATTTTGTGATACATGTCAATATGCTTTTTAGTGATTTTAAGTTATAACCCCTTATAACTACTTATAACTACTTATAACTACTTATAACTACTTATAACTACTTATAACTCTCATACAATTTTTTCAATAGCAAAAACCCAATAAAATAAAGGCTTTTGGAGTTATCCACAATAGATTAGTACGATTTTTTGTGCAGATTTTGCCTATTTTTGACTATAAATCTTCTCGCGCGCGCGTATATATACTATACTATAAATTTAGATTATAGAGAAATTTATAGTTTATAGTCCTAATTTTATATTTTCTTTTCTTTTGGTTCTTTTCTTTTCTTAGTTTTTGCAATCGGGATAGTTTTTGCCCATTTTTACCCTACTACCGGCAGAATCCCCCTTTTTTTGTTTTTTGAAATTTTTGGGCAGCGGCAAATTACAGGCAAGTTAAAATCTGCGGTGTTTTAAGCCTTCCTGGTATGGAAACTGGTGCTCAGGCAAGTTACCGGCAAGTTAGACTGATACCCACGCTCTCTGTGATGCAGAATCATTACGCTGTTAATTGCTCCAAGAGCCATTTTCGGGCTTTTAGTGTGTTAGCCATAGGTTTATATGCCTAAGATGCAGAATGGCTGAATTTGGGTTAATTCGCTAAGCATTAGTGTTCGTTTCTGAGTTAGAGTTAAAACCGAGTTAAGTACGAGTTAGAAAAGTTATCCACAAGTTATCCACAGAGTTATCCACAATGGGGGACAGTTCGGTTTTTAGATTTCGGGTGGGGTAATATTGCATTTGCCATAGAGAACTTGCGTTTTTCTGTTTCGGGTGGTGATGGGGGCAACCCCGCACCCCCAGCCGCCGCCATATTTCCCCCGGTGCCCTTGCCACAGATCACAGCCACAGCCACAGCAGGCCACAGCCGCCGCCGCTGATCGGTAAAAAGATCACAGAAAAAGCCCCGGAAAAGTCGCCACAGATAGCCCACAGCGGGCACAG